ATGGTAAAGAGGCTTCAAAGAAATCTTCAAAATCTAAAGACCTTCCTGATAAAGGTAAGCCTTCGGACGCATCACCAAAAGCAGTCGGTGATGGTAGTGGTCCTATGAAGGCCGGCGCTCGGGAAGAAGTAGAAGATGATGAAGAACTTGAAGCTATCTCTGAGGATGAAACTTCTGATAATGAAACAACTGAAACTGTTTCTGAGGCAGAAGAAGTAGAAGAAGAAACAATTGAAGATCGAGTTTCTGCTATGGATCTTTCTGATGATGTCAATGCCCTGACTGAAGGTGGTGAACTTTCAGAGGAGTTTAAGAAGAAGGCTGCAACAATCTTTGAAGCAGCTGTTCGTGCAAAGCTCCGTTCAGAACTTGAACATCTTAACGAAACATACAAAGCGAAATACGAATCTGAAATTGAAGAAGCAAAAAACGAAATGGCTGAGAAAGTCGATGACTATCTCAACTATGTTGTAGAAGAATGGATGAAGAAGAATGAGATGGCCGTAGAACATAAGATGAAATCGGAAATCGCAGAGAGCTTTATCACCGGTCTTAAATCACTCTTTGAAGAGCACAATATTGCTATTCCTGATGAGCAGTTCGATATGCTTGATGCCGCGGCCGATAAGGTCGATGAGCTTGAAGGTAAGTTGAGCGAACAGATTGAAAGAAATATTGTTCTAACAAAAGAGAATGATGATTTGAAGAGGCAGGAAATTCTTTTAGATGTAGCTTCTGATCTTGCAGATACAGAAGTAGAAAAATTTGCTGGTCTAGTAGAAAATATTAACTATGAGAATGAGGAAGATTTTCGTGAGAAAGTCAACACAATCAAAGAGTCATATTTTCCAAAAGCTCCAACAAGTAACAATGATGATACAGCAGCACCTGTAAATGAGGGTAGCGTCGATCTTGATGCTGTGCCCGACTCGATGGCTGCTTATATGTCCGCAATTTCACGGACTCATCTCCGTGACAAAGCGGAAGCATAATAAGTTTACACACAAAATAGGGAGAAGAAAAAAAATGTTTCAAACGGAACACCTACAGGAAAAGTGGCAGCCAGTACTCGGTCATCCCGATCTCCCCGAGATTAAGGATAGCTATCGTCGGGCAGTCACAACTGTAATCCTAGAAAACCAAGAGCGTGCAATGCGAGAGGACTCTGAGTTCCTTCGTGAAGCAGCACCTCAAAACGCAACTGGTTCGGCAGTAGCAAATTGGGATCCAATCCTAATTTCGCTAGTTCGCCGTGCCATGCCTTCTCTAATCGCATACGATATCTGTGGCGTCCAGCCAATGACTGGTCCTACAGGTCTTATCTTTGCGATGAAGGCACGTTATACATCACAGTCCGGTACAGAAGCTCTGTTTAATGAAGCCGACACCACATTTGCTGGTACAGGTACTCATACAGGTACAGACGTACTCAAGACTTTAACAACAACCAACTTCCAGACAGGTACTGGCATGACCACAGCTGCTGCTGAAGCTCTTGGCGATTCCGCCTCAAATGCTTTTGCAGAGATGGCATTCAGCATTGAGAAGGCAACCGTAACTGCAAAGTCACGGGCTCTCAAAGCAGAATACACAATGGAACTTGCTCAGGACTTGAAGGCCATTCACGGTCTCGACGCTGAAACTGAACTTGCTAACATCCTAAGTTCAGAAATTCTTGCTGAAATTAACCGTGAGGTAGTTCGTACCGTTTATCGTAACTCCAAGCAGGGTGCCGCAATTAACACCTCTACTGCTGGTATTTTCGATCTTGATACAGACTCCAATGGTCGCTGGTCAGTTGAGAAGTTCAAAGGCCTCATGTTCTCTATCGAACGTGATGCAAACGTAATTGCTCGTGACACACGCCGCGGAAAGGGTAACATCATCCTTTGCTCTGCTGACGTTGCTTCTGCTCTTACAATGGCTGGTCTACTTGATTATTCAAGTGGTCTATCTGATAACCTCAATGTTGACTCCACAGGCAACACATTCGCTGGTACATTGAATGGTCGCTTCAAAGTCTATGTTGATCCTTACATGAACATGGGTGTACCTTACACAGGTTCAGGTGCCGTTGCTAACCAATACTATGTTGTTGGTTACAAAGGTACTTCCCCATATGATGCAGGCTTGTTCTATTGCCCATACGTACCATTGCAGATGGTCCGTGCCGTTGGTGAGAATAGCTTCCAGCCAAAGATTGGCTTTAAAACACGATATGGAATGCAGGTCAACCCATTTGCCGAGTCAAGTGCTCAGACAGCGGGTGCCGGGTCTGTTGACGCCAACGTGTACTATCGCCGAGTCCAGGTCACAAACCTTATGTAAGAAAAAACACACTTATTATAAAAATAAAGTGTTTTCTGAGACCTCCCTTCGGGGAGGTCTTTTTTAAAAAGAAAGGTACAAAGAAGAAAAAAAGAGGA